CTTTGATGATTTTAAGCTCAGCATCACTGGGTTTCTTGGGTAAGAAATCAGCCAAGTTGTACAAACCAAATTGTTCAACTGCTTTCAATTCATCAGTAGTCAATGCACTTTCTCTACGTGCCCAACTAGAAGTTGAATAATCAGCATAACCGCCTTTGCTGGTTTTCTTAACGTTAAAGTCAAGTCCGCCTTCGTAGTCTGTTGGCAAGTTTTCCAATTCTGGATCCATCAACGCATTTTTAACAATGTTAAAAATTTGTGGACTGATAACAAATCTACGGATTGGATTGTCTGTAGCCTTTTCATCGGAGATAGGATTATCTCTTACAAAGCCTTGGAACAAATAAGATTTTTTCTTCCAATACTTACGACCCATTTCTTCCAATGAAGAATCCTTAAACCAAGTACGAACTTCTGCCAAGATTGGGCAAGCTTCGCCCCACATCTCAACGCAAGGAACTTGTACAAAAGTTGGTTTACTATCCGCTTGTCCTTTGATGCCAGCAAATGGCAATTTAATCATGAGTCTTTCAACCCAGAAAAAACTGTTACTTGCGTTTGCGTCTGGAAGGAATCTAATACGAGCTGTTGTATTTTCGGGAATGTTCCAATGGGCGTAAATGCCATTGTCTCCACCTGATTGGTTGTTACTACCACGTGTCTCTTGTGCTTGTAATTTTGCACGAATTTCTGCTAAAGATGTTGCCATAATGTTCTCCTATAATTTAAGATGGTCTTTGTTTTTGCTTAGATATACTACGCATTTGAATAGTATAACACATTTATTTATGCAGTCAACAAAAAAGGACAGAATTTCTGTCCTTTGGTTGAATTAGTTTAATTTATTTTATACCAGCAAGACTTTTGAACAAGCTGAGTTCATCTGTGGTTTCCATAACACCGTGTGATCCGGATTCGCGATCAAATGTACTGGAACCATAAACAGCTTCTGTACCTTTGGTAGGATCTTGCACACCCATACTTGGCCATTTCATGTGCGGATCTTCGGCAGCCATAATATCTTTGGCACGCTCCAATTCTTCCCCGCTTTCGAACCAATAAGTACCGTCCATAAAGCTAAACTCAAATTGATTATTTTGCAACAACTCACTGATTGCATCATTTTCATCATCATCGTCAATGGCATTACCATCTAAGCTATTAGCAAACGGGTCTTCATCTTCGTCACCGTCGATATCGCTGGTCATTTCGTTGGCCCAAGATTCAAATTCTTCGCCAATCAAATTCTTTTGTTTATTGTAAGCACGATGAACAACTGGCAATGCATCCATCATACGATCATCAAATACACGTTTAACAAAACGTTCCTTTAATTCATCTAAATCAAATTCTTCGTCTTCGTTTAATTCTGGTTGCCAAAGTGCACGATATTGTTCGTAGCCTTTTTGGCCACGCAAACTAAACAAGTCACTGTGTAAGCTGCCGTAATGATCTATCGCGGCCTGAACCATACCATTTGTTTCTGCATCTTCAAATACGCGGCCACGCATATTACGCACAAACAATTTTAAGTCTGCCATTTCTTTGATGATCTTGCCAATGTGTTGTCCAAAATCATCGTTTAGTTGTCCGCCATTTTTAATATGACGAGCATATACTCTTGCAGTAGGTAAGGTAGTTCCTTCAGGCAATCTGAATCGCTCGCCCAATTGGTTCTCGATGTAGATGGCATTTATATTTCTGCTTCTTGCACCTCGTTGTTCTTCGTCCACTTGTTTACTGTGGCGAGCGATAATTCGTACACTTTCCATTTTCTGGTAACTGCTACGACTTGTACCGTACATTTTGCTTTCGTTAATTTCGATATCGTCTTTGTCAATAACATCAGCATTTTTATTTGCGTGTTTTAAGTCGTCGATACCTAATCTGGGTTTAGCAATGTCACGTACATCAAAACTCAACAAATTTGATTTAGCAAAGAATCTAATGTTCTTCAAGAAAGCATACCATTGATTTTTAACTTCGTCGGGCATTTTCTGATCTATTTCTTTGTCAAAGTAGATCTTAAGATTTTGTGAATCAACTAAACTGATAGTAATATTACCGAATGATTCGCCATCTATTGTAAAGTCAAAGTTAAAGAAACGAGCTTTGCTAGGATCGCGAGTACTTTTAGCGTTTTCGTCACCAATTCTAATAGCGGGGAAACGAGTTCTTATTTTGTCAAATAAGTTTTCAGCAATTTTATCAATTTCTATCATAGTTAAGTATTTATCGATTACATCATGATAAAGGGCATAGGCATAATTACATCATCCACTGAATCATTGAGTTTACTATCCAAATCTGCGTCAAATTCACGCAAGAACATAGCCATACGAACCACTAGTATCATGGCCATTACTAGATCGTCTGTTTCGCCTATTTTTGCTTTATAACTATTACCCGATGCTACAAAGGTCTTTAACTCTGATACCAAAGCTTTACTGGCTATACGCAGACGTTTTGTTTCTACTAGACTCTTTAGTTTAGCACAAGCTGATAATTTACTATTGGCAGTAGTATTAAATCCCTTGCGATATCGTCTGCCAGTCCCGGCACGATTGGGTTCGCTTAAAAAGATACCACGAATATTTTCTTCTCCTGCTTCGGCGATAGCAATTAATGCTGCTTCGCCGATTGTGTTATTTTCTACACTATAGTAAACATCATTGTTAGAGTCAATTGCTTCACTTATATAACGAGTTATTTCGGTCAGTATCTTTACCTGTTGCGGTATAGGCGTACGGTTGTGTTGCCATTCACCAACTTGATGCATACTAGGCAATTCCAGTATCTGTATAGCAGCAGGGTCGCCGCCTGTGCCTAAACTGGGATCTAATCCAACCAAGTAAGTTTTTCCGGGTTGTGGTTTAGAGTACCAACGTACTTGTCCTTGTTTTTGTATAGGATCTATACCTGACATCTCAACCAATACTGTTGGACTAATAAGTGTTTCGTCGAAAATAATAAATTCGCAGTTCATTTCACGGCGGAAACGATCTTCACCTAACTGTGCCAACATTTCTGCAGCCCAAGTTTCATCACGGTCTGGATGCTCTTGCCAATAGCTACGGAATGCTTTGAATCCATTAACACCTAATTCTGTTTCGTTACCGTACTCGTCTATGCGTTTATTGGCCTGACGCCAAATTTGTGCAAACTGATCTTCATCACTGTTTGGGGTACTTGTAATAATACACTTACCGCCAGTCGCCAATGTTGGCGAAATTGAAGTCCAAAATTCACTAGCAATAGTAGGTCGAACGAACGCAAACTCATCACAGTACAATAAGGATATAGACATACCACGACCGGTATTTTCTGTTGTTGTGGCACTGACTATGCGGGATCCTGTGTCAAAGTCTATACTACCTTTGTTGTAACTGGTAACACCAGCACGAATAAAATCTGGTACACTTTCATACGCATAACGAATACGTTGCATAATCTCTTGTGAACCTGTGTATTTGTGTGCAGCTACCAAAATGGTACTGTCGGGCACAAACATCGCATACCATAACAAGTAACCGGCCGCAGTTGTTGATTTACCAGTTTGTCGTGGCATCAAATTGATACTGTATCTATAGTTGTGATAAGTGTCCACCAATCGTTCTTGATACTCAAAAGGCTGATATTTCATTCGTCCTTTGGTAGGATGCTGAATGTAAAAGTAATTGTTCAAAAAGTGATGCGGTCCAGTGACTGGATCTGCACACTTTGCAATTTCTCTTATTTCTTGCTCAGTATAAGTTTCCCGGGTATTGGGTTTCTTAACAAGAGCATTTTCGGTAGGCTTTGACATCGTTCGTTAAATACTGTATAATAGGTATACATATATGTGTATTTATAACTACAACTAATGAGATTTCAAATTGTCTGACGTACTATTATTAAACAGTGACTGGAACCCAGTTTCTGTCTTACCTCTCAGTGTTATCGGGTGGCAACATTGTATAAAATTATATTTTTTAGATAAAGTAACTGTACTTGAAGAGTACGATGATTGGCTAATACGCAGTGAGCATTTTTCAATGAATGTGCCTGCAGTAGTTGTTAGTAAAGAATATTTCAAATTCAAAAAGTCTGCTAAATTTAGTAGAGGCAATTTGTTTTTGAGAGATATGTTTCAGTGTCAATACTGTGCAGATACATTTGATTACAAAGAGCTGACTATTGATCACGTGATTCCACGTTGTGACGGCGGACGCACTACTTGGGAGAATACTGTTGCAGCCTGCAAAAGTTGTAATAGCGAAAAAGGACACAAACGTATTAAGCCTTTGCGTGAACCCTATCACCCATCACATTTTCAATTGTTAAATCGTTGGAAAGAAAGACCAGTGCACGTTCAGCACGAAAGTTGGTATCGTTATTTGGGAATTGATCCTAAACCGGCGGTTCGCCCGTCAAGTACGGTCTAGAAAACCAAAGCTGGAACCATTCAGGTGTTCCAGGCTTGATGTTGTTTTCTTTCATTAGTTCAGCTTTGGCAGTAGCAGTAGCACTGATATTACTGCCAGGTTGACCTTTGTACTCTGTCCACTGTGGTTGATTGCCCAACCCAGCTAATACCCGCATTTCGTTGATTGGATCATTGACATCCAATACTGCATCGTCTATACCTGTTTCACCTTCAGGTACAAAATCATTGCTGCGGAATTTATATTGTTGCATTTATTTTCTGCGTTTTGGTTTAATAGGCCCACGTGGTGTCATTGGGCTAACTTTATGTACATCGTCACGTTCTAGACTTTTGCGACTACCCAATGGTATTACATGGCCAACCCCGACCATTTTGGCAGCGTTATTAATCATTTCGCCTTCTTCATCAGTATAAGTCAACATTACTGGATCACCGCTAAATGCTCCAGCTGGATCAGTATGCTCACTTGGCGTGCTACCTGCTCCAGCACCGCCTAATGCAATACCAAATCTGTATTGCAAGTAAGCACTACCATTTGATTTGTTATTGCTAATATCAGGAATACTAACTGCGCCCTTAAGACTGGCAACTTGAGCGCCGTCTAATTTTTTAGGATCGGCCGGTATGTCTTTAGCTTCGCTAATGATTTCGGTTATTTTCATTTTTTAATTTTAATACTTTCGTATTCTTTCATTAAGCGTAAGCCCATTGTATCTAATTTGTCGATACCTTCCTCAATGTCTTTCATAGCCATCGGGTTGTCACCAAACTTGTAACCGTGTTTGGTCATTTGTTTTTCTTTACCAGCAATTTCACCGTTACCGCCTTTGGTTAACGTTTGTACATCCATAACGTGTACATCAGGAGTTGTATTAGCTTCGTAACGGCCGTCTTTAGCTTCAGCCATTTCTTCTTCTGCTGCAACTTCTGCACCGTTAGTAGAGCCAACAACTACTTCAATTGGCTTAACTTCGGCAGTTGGTTGTTGCCCACCGCCTACACCTGCTAGTTTAAGCATTTGCATTAATTCGACTGCAGTATCCCCGTCAGCAGTAATAGTAATACTCTTATTGCCGTCTGTACTCATATTAGTACTGATATTCATTTTTCCCTGTTGCTCGGATTGTCCACTCATTGGGCTCATTTCACCACATTCAGCAGCAAATTCTTCTTTTACTTTTTCTTTATCTTTAACAGCTTTTTTGAATGACTCTTCTTTATCGCCATCTTTATCAATATCTAAAAAGTCAGGCTTGGATGTTTTGTCTTCTTTAACTTTGTAAGTTTTTCCGCCAACTTCAAATTCATCTTTACCAGCTTTTACTGCATCTTGCTCTGCTTTGCCGAATGCATTGCCTTCTTCCATATCAGCTTCTTTAACTTTTTTAGACTCGCTTAAACCAGCAAGACGAATCATTTCTTCGATGTCTTGCGAATCTTTTTGTGCGGGTGCTGGAGTTTGTGGATGAGTTTTCTTTTCCAAATCTTTCAACATTGCTTGGTCATCAGGATGGCCAATTACTTTGTTGATTCCACCAGCAACTGCTTTTGCACCTGTAGCTAATTTATTACCAATACCTTGCAAAAGATTTTCTTGCAATTCAGGGAATATTTCAGTTAATTTATTTTCAATCCACTCGTATGGATCGCCGGTACGAGCTTTAGCTATACCGTAGGGCATTTCGTCTTGGAAATATGTAAACAAATTATCATACAAATCATCAGGGAATCCATCGCCTGTTTTCATTGCTGAATTTAATTTCTTATACAAGTGACTGCCTAAATGATCTTTCAAATGGCTTTGCTCATATGACAACTGATCTGGAGCAGTTTCTACATACATTGAACTGTCAATGCTTTCGAAAATACCGTTGACCATCTTGTTGATAGTTTTATGACTTGTATTTTCAAATTGGCTTTTCTTAGGACGACCACGTCCTTTTTTAACTGTGTCTACAGTATCAGCGGTGCCCATACTGTGTCCATGACTATCAAACTTCTTAGTATAAACGGTGCCTGTACTAATGTGTTTCTTAGTATGATGTGTCTTGGTATCATCGTCTGATGTTTGACGAGGAGTATTTTTATAATCAAAAGCATTTTCGCCTACGTGTGCAGGCAATCCTTTGTGCTTTGTACTAGCATAATCTGTGGCAGCTTTCTTAGTCATGCCTTTTGCAACTTTGGCAACTTCTGGACTAGCAGCTTTTTCGCCTTTTTGTGCAGCGTGTACCATACCCATAAACTTTTGTTGAGCTTTACTAACTGCTTTTTCATTTACTGCAGACATAACACCGTGTGTTTCGCACTCGCCCATTTCACAAGCATGACAGCCTTCTGCTATCTCTGGGTGGAAATTTTCTTC